GTCTGGCACAATGTCTGCAACGCAGGCTATGCAGAATTTTGCTAGAATCATCCTTAATCAGGCGGTTGGTGCGTTGGTTGAGATGGGGATTAATCAGATTAAAAACACTATGTTGTCTGATTCTATGGCGGCAACACAACAAGCGAACATTGTAGCGACAAATGCAACGGGTATCGCAGCGGGTAGCGCAAATGCGGCAGCGCAAGCAGGTAATGCAGCGACGGTAGCGGCAGCGGCAGCGCCTGCAGCAGCGGCAACAGCTACATTCTCATGGGGTACAGCTGCGGTTGTCGGCGGCGCCGCATTACTTGCCACATACGCAATCGCAAAATCGGCAGGTGGTCGCCAGTTCGGTGGTAGCGTAAACGCTGGCGGAATGTACCGAGTCGGCGAAAACGGACGCGCGGAAGTATTCACTCAAGGTGGAAGAAACTACCTGTTGCCGGGGGATGGCGGCGGACAGGTAACGCCAATGAACGGGACTGGCAGTGGCGGTTTTAGTCAAAACGTTAGCATCGTTAACACATCAGGAGCAAACGTTTCTCACAATACCAGCGCGGACGGCAAGCAAATGCGCATATTGGTAGAACAGACGGTTAGCAAGTCAATCAGTGAGAAGCGTGGTAGAATTTATTCAGCATTCAACCGGACAACAAACCTGCAATCGAGGGCTCGATAATGGCAATAGTCGCCTATCCTGAAAATGTACCGCTGCCATTATTGACTGAAACTAGCCGTTCACAAGCGGCTACGTTTCGCGCATATCAACCGCTGGCTGGCCCTGCGCGCATTAAGAAAACATCTAGTGATGCACCTGTGCAATATGATATCGCATGGCGGATGTCACGACTTGGTGCGCAACGGTTTACGGCGTGGTTTTACAGCCCAGAAGGATTAAACCAAGGGCGTAACACGTTCACGGTAAAACTGAATACTGAGTTTGGATTGCTTGATCACACCGTGCAGCTGTTACCAGACAGCCTTGTTCCGTGTACTACGGAAGGTGCAACGGTTTACAGTTACACAGCATCAGGAATTGTTCGCGCATTACCAATTCCTCGGGTTTACTTTGACCATTACGACCTATTGCAGTCCGATTACTACACGCAAGCGGGCTTGTTTGATTTGATTGTGAATGAATATTTGCCGATTATTTAAAAGCCCCGAAAGGGGCTAAATTAACTCGTGGATACCAATTATTTTTTTTGCAATATCACTAACTCCTGATTTTTTTATTAACTCTTCCTTCTTTTTAATTAGTATGTCATATGGGTCAACGCTTGAGCTTCTCGATATAATCCTTGAAAATCTGTAATCGCATCCGCTCCACCTGTACCCAAGCGTCACATCGAATAACTCCATGTTTTCATTCATGTTAATATAGTGAAGTGTAGCATCACATACTTTGTGATTCAAAATAAAGCACTCAACAACGGAAACTGCACCACCAGCCTCGCAAATTGCATCTGCATTGTAATGACATGCGCTATTATAAAGCGGCATGTGTTTATTGCTTACTATCACATCAATCTTTTTTGTGTAATTTTTATCAACAAAATCATAAATCTTTTTCTTTTCGTGGTTTTTAATGTTAAACATAAAAACTCCCCTCGCTTAACTGCATTTAACTATTACACAACACTATCAATCTATCAAGTGTTAAAATACAACAAACGCAAAATAGAGCCTGAAAATGACCTCAAACGCCACAATATGGACAACAGCTAACCCAATAATGGAGTTCGACACCATGATGATAAGTCATAGTTCGTTTTCTCCGGTTTATGTTGTTTTTAACCAGTACGATTCAGTTACGCTGAATGGTAACGAATACTTGCCCTGTTACGGCGAGATAACCTACCCAGTGGTTGACGGTGAAACTACGCCAGAAGTAACTGTTGATATGGCTCGGGCATTAGTCGGTGACCAAATAGAGCGGCTTATCAAATCAATACCGCCTTGGAAAAGAATGGTTGAGCCTGTCACCGCCACATTTCAACACTGGTCAGAGGAAAATGGCGGAACATTAATGTTCGGTTATGAGTTGAATATCAGCAATGAAGGCGTATCTATGTCGATTGATTCGGTGACCATTAAGGCCCAGAAGCTTAATCAGATGACGCGCTCAGTTGCTAGATTATATGAGATTGACGAGTGGCCAGGTCTGCAGAATACATAAGGAATTATCCATGACAGAACAAGAATTCATTGCACATTGGGTTGGAACGCCATGGCTAGAGAGAGGTAACAGCAAGCAAGGAATCGACTGTTGGGCGCTGGTCGTGCGCTATTACAAAGATGTTTTAGGAATTAATCTTTGCAACGACTACGATGCAAACTTTCTGCAAGGATACTTGCAAGAGGTGCAGTACTGGAAACCTACAACAGTAAAACAAGGCGTCGTATTCATGTGCTTTGACAAGTTAACGCATGAGCCTTGCCACGCTGGCGTAGTCGTTGGAAATGGCAAATTCATTCTGCACTGCAAGAACAATACAGCCCACGGCGCCACACGGTGCGACAGGCTCGCTGCTATGTTAAAATTGTATCCAGACATGCAATTTTACGAGTATATCGGATGACAAGCAACGCGCTAGTTGGGCATATGAAAAGCAAAGGTAAAGCGCTATTAATTATCGATGGTATTGCACGACAAAAACGCCATGAAATAAGCACGACAAAAACATGGGTTGAACAAGTGATTGCGCAGGCTGGGCAATTCGATCCAAAATTTACCGAGCTGTATTTCAATGGAAAGAAAATCAGCAATGACGAATTTTTGTTTAATGCTTACCCGAAAGATGGTGATGCATTAGTTATTAAAACTAGACCTCAAGGCTTGGAGGGGTTGGCTCTTTACGCTGTAATTGCAGCTGTTGCTGTTGCAGCATCAGTTGCAGTGATGATGCTAACCAAGAAAAGCATATCAACTAACAGCGGGACTCAATCACCAAACTCAAGCTTTACAGGACAGTCGAACGCAGCCCGTCTTTATGAGCAGCGACCTGATATTTACGGCATTGTGCGGGCGTATCCTGATATTATTTCTGAGGCGGTTGAAGAATATAACGCCAACAACAGAAAAGTGTTAACGCACTATTTAAACGTTGGACTAGGTTATTATGAGTTAACAAAACCACGCTATTCAGATAGTAATGTGGCCAATTTCGCAAACTCTGAATACACGTTTTATCAAGCTGGCGAAACAATTCCGCTTATCTATGAGCAATATTCATTTAGCGAAATTGACTCGGCTGGTCAGGAATTACTTGGTCCTAACGAGATTGCATATGTCACCGGAGACCCGTTTTATACAGCAACACCAGTATCTACTGCGTCAAGTGTAACTCTGCAAACTTTCACGGTTGTTTATGCCAATCCTACAGCAGGCGTTCCGCCTTTGAGTGGCGGAGGCGGTCAACTCGGAGCATGGTGGTTAGCTAGAGATACTTTAACGAACCAGCTTTCTGGTATTGCTATTAAATATACCTACAATCGAGAAGTTAGAACACAAACCGGCGTAGATGGCAGCGGAAATCCAGTATACACATACGTTTCAACCGCTACAGAATACACAAGCCAAACGAACACAATCGCATATGACTCACTAACGGATAGATTCACTGTAACGGCAACATCATTCACTGGATTGCATACAGACAGATATTACGTTGGATCCGTTGGCATGTATCAAATTGAATCAACGTATGCGGGGTGGTACACGTCAAATGTAAGCGGAACAGAGCTATGGTTTAATTTTGTTTTCCAGCAAGGGCTGAAAGGTACCGCTAATATCGCGATTGAATATTCAACTTGTGATAGTGACGGAGTACCAATTGGGTCAATAGTAACCGCTGATGTTTCATACACGAAGGATACTTTCGACGACTGGTCATTCACGCATAAAATAACCGGCCTTGCTGATTCGTATTATCGCGTAAGACTAAAGCGCACAAATAATGCTAGTACCGATGCATCATCACCAAATATGGTGAAAGTTGAAAAAATATCAGCGATGATCAAGCGCACAAATGTTGTCCATACTGGAGATACGCTTTGGGCGATAAAAACTACAGCTAACAATCAAAGCGCTGGTACTGAAATGAAATTTAATGTCATGGCTAGCCGTAAAATGTTTTGGTGGGATGGTTCAACTGTTCGCGGTTGGAATGCAACAACTAAAACAGAAATTCCATCGGATATGCGGGCAAGTCAATTTTGCGCTGATGCTATTCTGCATAACTGGATTGTAATGGGCGGAAACACGATTGATGGCATTGACGTTGATGGACTTTATGAAATCC